CGTGTTCACCGGATTCGTGATCGCCACCGCGGACGGCTGGAAGTTGCCGCTGCCCGACTCATTGCGCCATTCGTCATGGAGCTTGCGTGCCACCGCATCGGGGATGAACCCCGTGTGGCCCTTTTTCACCAACCAGGTATCGAAGTCCATGGCGTCAGTTTCCGTAGCCGACCCAGCCTTGCCCGGGGATGTAGCCCTTCTGTCCTCCGCCACCACCGCCGCCGCCAGTGCCGCGAGCTGCACCACCACCACCGCCGCCCATTTGAGCCTCGAGATAGTTGAGGCTGCCGAGGCGTTGGCCGGGTTGGCCGGTCATGAGGTCGAAGGCGGCGACGCGTTCGTCGCGGTCCATGTTCTTGAGTTGCGCCAGGTAATCCCCATCGAAGCCCAACTGGTCCCCGTGCCGCTCGAAGAATCCCATGTAAGCCTTGTCCTTGGCATCCATCGCCTTCTTGTTGGCAAACGAGCTGACCAGCGTGCCGATCAAATCGCCACCACCTCTGCCTCCGCCGCCGCCACCGCCGCCCGCCATCGCCGCACCCGCAGGCCCGCCGACAAGAAACGCGGCGACCTTCTTGGCCGAATCTCCGACGAATTGGGCGCCGTCCAGGATCGCTTGGTGTTGGCGTTGGGCGCGTGCAAGGTCTGCCTCAGCACGAATTTGTCCTGATATATCAGTAACTCCGGGGTTGTATCCTAACATAAGTATCTCCTTTGGTTTTAGTTTTGTTATCCGAACAGTGATCTCACCGCGCCTATGCCCGTTTCCCACCACGCCGGCTTGGCCGCATTGGCGGCAGCTCCCGCCGCACGGTTGTTTTGGTTTTGGTTGAAGATCGAATCCATGCGATTCGTATTGAACGATGCCGCGTTACCAGACAGGTCGATCATGTTGTTCACTTGTCCGCCCAGCATATTGCCCGCAGCCGTGCCGCTGAATTGCCCGATGTTGATCCCGGCTTGCATGGCCCGAGAATACGGGTCGAGGTTGGCGAGCGTTGTGGCGCCCGACTGACGAAGGCGCCCTGCTCCTTCTAACAAGTTGCCCCCGACCTGCCTTCCCTGCATCGCGGCCTGGTTGCCCGTAGCCATCAAATCTCCCGCCGTCTGCGTGCCGAGCACATTCATGCGGCCACCGGCGTCGTAAAGACGCCCGGATATTTCGCGGCCGGTCATGCCGAGGCGGCCGCCGGTATCGTAAAGTTGCCCGGCCGCTTCGCGTCCCGCGATGCCAACGCGGCCTGCCGCGTCAAACATCCGTCCCGTCATTTCGCGGCCGGTCATGCCGAGGCGACCGGCGGTGTCAAACAGATTGCCGCTCGCCGTTGCCATGTCGCCAGCAGCAGTGCGACGATCCATGACGTTGCGCTCGCGCAAGTTGTTGGCCTCGGCGGCAAAGGCGCGGCGTTGCTGTTGTCGCTGATTGGCAAAACGGTCGCGGTTGAGAAGCTCCGCGCCGAGGGCGCCCATCCCGGTCGCCATGCCGCGGGCTGCCATGCCTTGCCGAGCGGACTGCGTGGCGTCACGCAGCTCACCGGCCGACAGTGAGCGACCAAGAGCCAGGTCCGCTTGTCCTTGGTCATAGAGAGATTGCTCGATGCTGGTCGGGCCAGAGGTCGCAAATCCCTGACGCGCCTGATCTGCAAGCATGCCTCCGAGTCCGCCGATCTGGCCCATGTATTCATCGCCGATCTGCGTCACCTGTGGCGCCAGTCCGTAGATATTATCCGCCGCAAAGCCCGCCTGCTGCTGCGCGAGCGGAGCCAGCGAGGAAATCTGCTGGCCCGCCGCATCTCCCATCTCGGCCGTGCGCATCCCCATGTTGCCGAGCTGATCGGCGCCGGTAAATGACTGGTTGACCTGTGCGCGGGCGTCCGTCGTATATTGGTTGTCCAGCCGCGCCGCCTGCGCGTCGATCTGGCCCTGCTGGATGTTGCTAAAGTTGTTGGCAGTCGCCGGTAGGTTCTGGTTGATGAAACCGACATTTTCAGCGGCGAGATTACGCCCTTCGGCGGCAATCGCCGGGGCGCTGATGTTGGTTCCCCGCTGTGGTCCTTGCGGGCGGCGTCTGGCGGGAGGGCGGCGGACAACGGCTTGTCTTCTCATAGTATTATTAGTTGGATGCCTCCAGCGCGTTGATGCGGAGGGTAAGTTGTTGGATTGATTTGATGAGTGGCGCGATCAGTTCCTCGTAGCCGAGGCTCAAAACATCGTCGCCACCTTTGACCTTGTGGTCTTGAAAGCCGCCGAAATCTATTTCTTGTGCATCAAGGACGGCCTTGACCTCCTGCGCGACAAGACCGTGGTGGTAGCGTGACCGCTTATGCTCGCCGTTGTGCGTGATGCTTGACAGCTTGCACGCCTCAATCCACGCAGCTTTGGCCGACTCGTAAGCGGCGACCTCTTGTGCGCTGGCATTTAGCGGCGGCGGAACCGGTGCTGCTGGTCGATAGTCTTCGCGCAAATCCCACTTAAAGTCCACCGGACGCAGGGCGTTGATGAAGTCTAAACCGAGCTGCGTGTCGCGGATGTCGGCTTTGTCGCGGCTGTCCGAGCGGTTTTGCACGGCGCCAAACGCAAAGGTCGTTGTGGCCGAGTCTCCGAGTTGGACTTGGTTGTTTCCGGTGACTGTGCTGTTGGCTCCGAGCGACGTTGTGTTGGTCGGGTTGGTGACAAATGCCGCTGCTTGATAGCCGAGAGCGGTGTTGAGGCCGTTCGTTGTGTGGGCGTTGAGCGCATTCACCCCAACGGCCGTGTTGAAGCTCGTTGTTATGTTAGAGAAAAGCGCGGCGTCTCCGATGGCGACGTTCGATTCTCCGGTGGTCGTCTTGTTCAGCGCCACAACGCCGAATGCAGCGTTCTTTGTTCCAGTTGTTGTATTGTATGCGGACTCTTGCCCCACGGCCACATTGCGTGTCCCTGACGTGACTCTGTTGAGCGCGTCGAAGCCGACAGCGACATTGTTCGTGCCTGTGGTCAGAAGCTGCAATGGGCTGCCGCCGCCACATACCGTGTTTGATGTCTCGCTCGTAGATCCAGCGCCGACACGATTGCCGCCCAGCGTGACGTTTCCGGCAATGAATGACCCATTGGCATCACGCGCAACAATGGCGCTGGCAGTGTTTGCGCTGGTCGCGGTGGTTGCGCTGTTCGCCACCTTTCCTGCCGTGGAAATAGTTGCCAACTTGCCATCAGCAATGTCGGCCGCGCTGGCAATGTCAGCATTGACGATACTGCTGACAGTCACTGTTGGCGTCGATAGCTGGTTAAGGGTGGATGCCAACACGGTCTCGCCAGAGACGAATTGTTTAATTGGGGTTACGGTAACGGTTGCCATAGTGTTTATGCTACATGCCGCGTCTCTGTTTGCGGTGCGCTTGCGGCAGCAGCCTCAATCGAGACGTTGCGGATTTCCGGCCGGTTGGCCGTGGTTAGAAATTCAAGCTCGCAATAGTGAGCCTTTTGACGAATGGGGTTTTTGAGCGTGTAGTCTTCTGCGAGGCCGGACGTGTTGGTTTGTCCCGGGACTAACGACAGCGATGAATCTGGATTGAACAAAGTGGCGCCGACCGTAATGGCCGAAGTGTCTGGAAGCACAACGTCGGACACTGAGCGGAGGAATCGCTTTGTGCTCATCGAACCAAAGCCATAGCGCCGAGTGACAATGCGCCCCGCTACCGGAGTCGTCACATCCACCGTGCTATCGGCAGACTGATCGCCAGCCTCGACCTCGTCCAAGAGCATGAGCTTGCCCGCTTGGTTGCTGACCAAAACGCGCCGCTGGCCGCTGACATCCACCACTAAAAAGTTGTCCACGCCAAAGCCATAAACGTCTTTGGTTTCCCATGCTTCGTTTAGCTGGCTGTAAAGAAAAACGCCGTTGTTGTTGCCGGTGCTGGGAGAGCTGAGAGGGACGGCCAAGTAATATCGGTTGTTGAAATACAGTCCGACAGAGTTCTCAACGAGCGCAGCGTTGAGGTTTTCAAGCTGGTTGGCGATGGGGTCGCTGAGAGGCTTAGTATCGCCGCGCAGCTTTAGATCCAGCCTGCTGTCGAGGCGGTAGACTCCTGCGTCCGAGAGGAAATAGACGTATTGGCCCGCCGTCTGGATCGTCCGCCGTGCCGCGCATCCGATTTCGTCGGTCAGCAGCTCGATTTTGCTGATCGCGGTGTCCACTTCAAAATCAGAACCGTTGGTTGCGGCGAACTGATTGACCGAGGCAATCCATATCGACTTGCGACAGAAGACAAGAAACGTGCCGTCCACCCATGGGTGAACCGCCATCACCTTGTCGTTGCCGCCTACTCCGATGCGGAAAGACTGCCAGAACGGATCAAAGACATCGGGGTCGAGAACGTCAGACAGCATGACGTTCTGCTTTCCATCCGGTATCACCAGCCGGTTGTTTATGTAGCTGGCCCAAGGCGAGGAGCGCAGTCTGCGGTAAGTGATACCAACGTCAGGGATGCCGGTCGCGGCGCGGACAAAGCCTGTTGTCGGACTCATATCCCAATACAGAGGCGGCTTTACGCGGCGGATCTTGATATTGGCCGATGCGTCGGGCGTCGTTCCGCTCGGAACTGTTATTTCAAACGAGTTGGCGTTTAGATTTGTGCCAAGAACCCTGTATTCAAAGCCGGTGAATGCCGGTGCCGTGCTGCCGTCTATTCGGATCGTGGCGCCCTGCGGATAGCCGTGTGCCGTCACGTTGACCGTGGCTGTGGAGCCAGACACCGTAATGCCGGACGCAGTGGTGTATTTTGTCTCGTAGCCAGACTGCGCAGCATCGGCTTCTCGGAACAGATAGAGCCTGTCAAATGCCTGCACCAACGAAACCTTGTCGGTCGGATCTATCGTCTCATTCGGTGTGGCGGGATAGCTAATTTGAACA